GTTTCCAGCAGGCGGGTAGCGACGAACATCAGCGCAGGAGGAACAACCAGCTTCTTGGGCTTGGCAGCAATCAGCAAGCCGCGCTCATCCGTCCAAGCGGCGATTTGAATGACTGCGTTTTCCAACGAAGTTTCGTTCAAGTCAGCGCCAGTTGTGGGGCGATTGCTGTTGGTACCACCGGACACCAGAGGGTGAGCTGTCGAACACAGAACAACACCGTCACCATAGGTGGGGCCGCCAGTAAAGGCGTTGTTCAAGATGTAAGCGGCTTTGACCTGCTTGGTGTATGCCATACCACGGGCCAAGGCCTTGGTGTAGCGGCTGGAGAGGCTGTCGTACAAGTTATCTTCCACGGCCTCTTCGGTGATGGAGAAGCCCATCGCGATGGTTTCGTGGTTGTAACGAGCAGTCCAAGCTTCCTGCGCATTGTCATAAGCAATGGCTTGGCCCTCGTTCTTCACCGGAGCGGCGGAGAAGCCAGACAGCTTGGTTTCCTCTTCAAAGCTACGCTCCGAGCTCTCGGTGTCGTAGATTTCCTTGTGCTCTTCGCCGTATTTAGCGTACTCAAGTCCAAACAAAGCGTTCAGTCCGGGGAGCAGTTCTTTAAGTAGTTGTGCGCGTGAAATAGCCATGATTTAGCTCCTATTACAGACCAACAGCGTTGCTGTAAGAGTGGTATCCGGGGTTGAACTTCACCAGAATATCAGTATAGGCGTCACCTACAGAAGAGAAACCAACCATGTCAACGAATCCAACGACGCGGAAAGCGGCAGTGGTAGTTACCATAGAAGACTCCAACACAACGGAGGTATTCGAATTGCCCGAAGTGGTGCTACCGGTAGAGGTAGATTGCACAGCAGACAGGAACGTGTTGCTGCCCAATGCGGCGAAAGTCACAATGCCCGAAGCTTGCACTTGGAACACGGTGCGGTCATCGTCAATCACGATACCAACGGCATCGGAAGCAACGGTGCCAGTAGGCCAGTATTGTGCAAACATTTTTTGCTTCGTACTTGGATTGGTGTAAGAGCAACCCACAAACACGCCCAAGCAGCCAGTGTTAGCCGTACCAGTGGGGAAACCATTGGTAGTAGCGTCAGCACCGGTAGAGGTGGCGATTTGCAGATAGCCGGTAGCGGCAACATAAACCAACGAACCGTTGTAAATGTTTGCAGCGTAGCCGGAGGCGATGGGAATGTTCCGGGTGCTACCTGCATAAGGTAGGCCACCCAGCTCATTTACGGCTTTAAAGCCGTAGGGAGAAGCAATTGATGCCATTTAAGGACTCCAAAAAAGTTAAATACCTTTACCGAAAGTAACCTTAGTACTACGCTCTTTAAACAGCGGCATACGTGGGTCATTTTCTCGCATGTACGTGTTATCTACCGAGTTCATCTGCTGCTCCGACAGCTGTCGGAAGTGAGCGTCACGTTGCTCCGTAAATTCCACGGGGGTTTTGCATAACATCAAACCACCTACAACTACGCTGTCAGGAAAGTGGCCGGTGGCCATACCAAACAAACGAATTTCGGGGTGATCCGAGGCTTTAACGGGTTCCCAACCCTCGCGGAGCTTAGAAGAAAGATTGGTGGGGTCATCCTTATTGAGCGTGCTTACTCGAATCCAGCGGAACGCATAGCCGTCTTCCGGTAAGGGATCAGGCAGAAGCTGGGGCGGCATCCACTTCGTTGGGCGGGCGGTTGCTGCACGGGTATCAAGGTCACGGCTCTTACGAATTTGCTCAGTCATATTCATTTCCTCATCTGTTCTGCTATAACTTGCCGGGCATAGAGTTCCAACGGAACCCCAAGGCGCTTAGCAAGGTCCACCTGCGATTTGGTAAGTACGACTTTCTTGGGCGCAGTACTACGTGTTGCCGGTGAGACAACATTCGATCTAGTCCGCTGAGTTGGCGCATCAGCAGTATTGGCAGACTCGAATTCATCTGCAAATCTTTCCCGCATTTCGGCGTCAATACGTTCGTAGTATTTGGCGCTTCCAGCAGTATATCCTTCAGCCACAACATCATCATGAAGCCCGACAGCGTAAGCCGTCATACCTTTCTTGGCACCAAACCACGGATTCTTCGCAGTCCAGTCCCGCAATTGGGGGTCCATATCAGCCTGTTGCGGCTGTTGGGTAGTTTGTACACTATCTTCAGTGATTTGTATAGGGTTTGGCTTAAAATTAGCTACACGGTCAG